TTTATCCACATCTCTTGATTGACCTAAAAATCTATTTACCCATTTAGATGTTTCGGCACTTGAAATTAAATCAGAACCAAATCTAGCTTTTGCCTCTAATATCCATCTTTCAATTTGTAAATGACCATTACTTTCAGCAAGATTAAGCCAGGCTCTTGGTGCAAACTCCACAGCAGTTTTAATTGGCTTAACAAGAAAGGATCCAAATCTTTCGCCTTGCCAAAATGAACTGTTACGAATTTGGTATTGAATTTTTTTACCTACAGAGGCGTATGGTATATGCCTCATCATACCAGCTAACTCCTCAGAAGTAGAAATATCAATAGCCTTTTGTAATTCTTTATTTAATAATTTTTCTTTTTTGGCCATAAGTTTTTGTTGAAGTTCTAAATCAGTCATGGCTCTTTGTGCTTCATCTGGGTGTAATGACCAATATTCCTCTATTGGCCTATTTAAATTTCTTTCTGGAAATCTACTTTCAATATATTCATCAATAGCCTCAATTTCTTTTAAAGTATTTACATCAATATCCTCAATTTCATTAGCGGCATTTAATCTTTTATAATTCTTAACATGGTTATTTGATTGAGCGGCATCCTCAAATTTATTATAAAAATTTACATGACTATTCATATCCGATTGGCTAACTTTTTTAGCGGCATTGACATGAGATTTTACTAAGTCCATTTCCATACGAATATTATTTAATTCAAACATAACTTCACCTGGTATTCCTCTAACAGACCTTGGCATTTTTAATCCCATGACTGCAAGTAAAACTTCGGCTTTTGCATTTGTACCTTTAGCCTTTGATAACATATCAGCAATTTTATCTCCACCAGTTACGCCTTTGAAAAAATATTTGTAGATTTCATCAGCACCCATTGGTTTATTTGAAGCCCTACCTATACCAGCAGATTTTTTACCTTCCATTACTTCGATTGCATTTTTAATTCTTGGGTGATTGATAAGTTGGTCTAGCAATCCTGTGCTACCATATTCGCCTTGCATAACAATATTAGCCATCATGTTTTCAGATATTGCAGTATTTGGTCCACCATCTGCCTCATAAGCGGCTAAGATTTTTTCATTTGATTTTCTTGCCTCAGTTAAATCTTCAAATAGTCTTGGTGATTTTACACCTTTGTTTGTCCAAAATGCCATAGGTGCATTTGCACTTGCAGGAAATTCATGTGGTGAGTATACATCTTTTTTCACAATATTGGCTTTATCGATTTTTGATACATCAGTAATTAACCAGCCACCATCGGCGTCCCAGCGTGGTATCATAACTGGTAGACCCGTTGGGTCTAACTCTATGACCACACTTGGATTATCTAAATCAAAGTTACCTAAACTTGCCTCTACTTTTGTGTTTGCTTTTCTCCAATCTGCATCTGCTCTTGCGGCTCCAAGTGCCTCATCTTTGTTAAAGAAAATAACTTTGCCTTGTTCATTTGGATTTAATTCTTTTTTATTTGCGGCCGCAAGTCTTGAAGTAAAAGTACTAGAGCCAGGATATGCCTCATCAAGTTTTCTTAAAAATAATTCGGTCACAATTTCTTTGGCTCTTGTTTCACTTAAATTATAAAATTTGCCAAGATAAGGATTTCTGCCTACTTCACCTTTTATACTTCTTGTGGGAGCGCCAACTTCTTTTGCTAATTCACCCCATCTACCTCTTAAAACTTCGGATCCTTTCCATGAACCAGCAGATACAGTTTCACCATAAATAGACCATTGTTCATCAATAATTTTATACATGAGTTTAAGGTCATTTGCATTTGGTAGTTTTGGATTTTCTGGGTTTAATACCCATCTTAATTTATTTACACCTTTGTATTCTGTACCTTGTTGTTCTAAAAAGAAATCAAATAATTCTCTTGACTTTGCGGTACCAACATCTTTGTTTTTACTAATGTCAATGTAATGGTAAACATCAGAAGTCTGGTCCCATTGTAATACTGGTGAGTCCGAAGGTAATCTTTTCTTTGCCTCTGATAATATTGCATTTGCTCTTGGTGTTATAGGTGATACATCATTAACTACACCTTCTGCATTTCTTAAATTTAAATCTGCACTATCGTCCCATAGACCAGCGGCTCTTGCCTCATCTGCGTCCATAATGATATATGCGTTTTCACCTTTCTTTAATGCGGGTCCAAGTTCGGCGTCAAATGCTCTTGTTTGATTTTCAATTTCATCAAGGCCCATTAATTTTCTACCAATTTTTCTTTCAATTTTATTTTTGGCTTTACCGTATACTCTTTCAACGCCTATAAAATGACCTCGTGTTTCTCCAAACTTTTTAGCACCTTTGCCACCTACAACTAAAGGGTCAAATATCCATCGTTGCACACCATCAGTTACACCTGTAGCAAATACATAACCGCTAGAGTTTTTTATTTCTTGTTGTTTTTCAAGCGGTAGTTCTGCCATGTTAAGAACATTATCGACAAGCATTTGACCAGGAGATTTATAATCTGATTGTTGCCACTTACCTTTTATATCTGTAATTTCTGCAAGTGGATTTTCACCTTGTCTTGCATTTCCAATTACTCCACCTACAGTTCCGCCAGCAACGCCTAATGCTTTTGACATTGACACTTCGCCAGGGTCTATATCTGTACCTAAACCTTTATTTAAAATATCAAAAACAACAGGATTTTTTTCCTGTTCTTTTTGGTATTCATGATTCCACAAAAGTTCTGCCTCATCAAAAGTTGTTCTGATTGTATCGGCAAGAAATGGAGTTTTGTTATATAAATATTTTAAACCAGTAGCACCAGCAATATCACTTAAGCCTTGTATACCTTGATAGCCTCTTTGACCAAAAGCAGTTTGTAAATCTTGACCAGATAGACCATCTTCTTTTCTACTTGCAGACCACAAGTCAGAAATTAAACCAACTGGTGCAGTTCCTAAATTAGCTACACCACTTACTAACTCATCGAGTTTGTCTTTCCAAAATCCCAAAGTTATAACTCCTCAGTTGGAATTTGTGGCATTTCATAAGGTTGTAAAGGAGCGTTTGCTCTCATACGCCTGAGAAAGGCTTTTGTTTGTGTACTTACTTGTCCTGTTTGTTGTAATCTCATCATAAGAGGATAAAACTTTAAACTCTCTTGATATGCCTGTGAGTTGCTTGTATTTTCTGGTCCAGCTATCACACCTTCTGAGCCAATGCCCGGCCCTTGACTTAAGCCAGCTTGTATTGGTTCTGGTGTAGAACTTGGTCCAAATAAATCTATTTCACCCGGTTTCGCAGTCGTGCTAGTAAGGGGTAATTGTTTAAGTGCATTTTTTGTTGTTTGTATATCGGGTTCGTTAAGGCTTGGTGGTAAAGGAGTCCCCGGTGTACCAGGTAACTCAGATAAATCAGTCCGTTGGTTAGCACCAGTACCAAATATTCCTGTAGGCCTAGCGACCCCATCAGGTACTCTCGCACCTCCGCGAGTTTCTTCAGCCATTTACTTTTTACCGATACTAACATTTTTGCCGTGCTTGTTGTTTTTAACTGATTTCTTTCCAACTGCACTTGCAGGCGTACCTTCATTTTGTGGCATAATTTTAATATTACCTTGATTTGAAGGTATACCTTTATTACCACCGTTATTAGGTGTATATCCCATTCCTTTTGGCATTTATTGTCCTCCTAGTTGAGCGAGTATATTTTGTGGTGTCGGAGCAGATACTGGTCCACCTTGTGGTGGTTGGCCCATCATTTCAGGCCCCATCATTTGCTCTGGCATTTCTGGTTCAGGAGAAGGCAACGGATTTTCAGATAACCATTCCCAAGGGTCTGTACCTTTTTCTATTGCTTGTCTCCATTGAATTAAATGATTTGTAACTGGCGTTGGTTGACCTGCACCAGTCATTTCAAAAATAATTGTTTCTAATCTATCAACCATAATTTTTCTACGAGTATCTGAAACTGATTTTATCCATGGCATTTGTTCCATAACTGTTTGTTCATCGATAAGACCTTGAGCAGATAATTGCATAAGTTCAACAAAGCCTTCTGCTCCACCTACACCAACTCCAAAGTCGATTGACACAGAGTGTTGGCCATCGATTGTTTTATTTGGTGTGTAAGTTGTTTCAAAAGTTTCACCTTTACTTCTACCAGTCATTGGCTTAGTAAGATTGCCGTATAATTTTTCGTCCATGATTAAAGCACTTGATTTTAAGTATTCAATATCTGGTTTCATTTTTTGCCAGTATTCTTGAACTGTTGAGGACACATCTCGATTTAATTCTTGTAGTCCTCTACCAGTTGCAACAGATGATGGGCTTTCGCCTCTCATTGGTTCTGTATCATGGTTCATTACTCGAATAAGTTGGTCTAACATTTCAATATCTCTTTCTGCCTGTAATTCAGCAGGAGGTGATAAAAATTCAGCGGCACCATCTCTATCCATAATTTCTATAACACGATTAGTCTGGTCTACATTTGCAAGACCTCTCATGACTAACCATGGCCATACTAAATTTTCATTGTAAGTTAATTTTTGATTTAACACCTTCATAAACGAAAGTACAAGTCCGATGTTTTGTTCAAACATTGATTGACCACCTAATTGGTCTGGTATTGTCATTGTTGTATATCTCATTGGCACAAAACCAAGTCCGTGTTCTACTTCATACAATTTTCTATTTTCAAAAACTACTGTCCAATGTTCTTTATCAAAATAAGTTATCATTTTGAACGGTGATGATAATGGGTCACCATCGCCACCGATTTCTTTAATTAAATCTACTTTATCTGGAAACATACCTTTTACCATAGATAGGTTTACGCTTTCATTAATGATGACTGCCTCCATACTTTGTGCTTGAACAATTGGTGTGGCCAATGTTGAGTAAGCAGTAGAAGTGTAAGAGCCTGAGCCTGCACCTGGAAATGGTAATACTGTTCTTGGATCCTTTACAACAAATCGTGGACCTTTTGAAACTGGGTCTGGCATAACGCCAATACAACTTGCACCAGTACCAACTAAGAACCAAGCGTATGAATACATAACTTGAGCCATGTTAGAAACCGTGTCATAGTGTGCTAAAACTTTTTCTACCTCGTCCGCATTTTTTTGTTGCTTACGAGAAAGGTTAGCTGGAGTAACATGATGAGTTGGAATTTTACCAATCATACGAGCATATCTATCCCATGCTACTTTTATCCAGTTTGCAATAACAGGATTTTCACCACGCCTAAATGCCTCAGGATAAACTTTTTGATAGTTGCCATGGTACACATCAATGAGGTTATCAAATCTTTTTTGAGCTGGACCCCAATATGTTTCACCGTGTTGTTTTAATTCTAAAATTTCATCTACTGATTTTTTCAATTCAATACTCTTCCTTTAACCAAGCATGTAATATGCGAATGGCTATTACTAACTATACCATATAATCTATCATCTGTCTTTCCAGTTAATGATTTTGTATCATCATAAGAAAATTCAAGAACATCACCTGAGTCCAATGGATAACCTTGTTTTATATCATTTGCCGTAGCCACAACATTACTGTCACCAATATAAACAGTACCACTGCCTGTATTTTTTAAAATAAAACCAGGATACTCGGTACCGATAATTGCAGTAGCCGTAGTTCCTATTTGAGTTGTGTAATGTCTATGAGCCACGAATAATTCTCATGTTATCAGGCATAGTGTCTCCGTATGGGTGTTGTAGTTCCCGTTTTATATTTTTACCAACCTTTAGAGATGATGGTAGCGAATATCTATTGAAATGCAAGAACCAATGTCCCATAACCATGTCAGATGTCAAACCATCTGGATATTCCATTAGCTCTGTTTTAAATTCATTTACCACAACTCTTGTTTTTAAATCTTGGTCTGTGTATGGCAAATTGACTAAACCTTGTTTATATCTTGGTCCTAATGTTTCAACGCCATATTCAACATCTGTTTTATTTCGTGAGGTTTCGTGACCTTTAATCAAAGTTTTGTGTTTCGCCATCCATTCTTTTATAAATTTATATTGTAGCAAATATCTCTGAGCGCCGTTTTGTTCTACTATCCAAAGTGCAATTGGCCATCCCATCTCTACACTTCTTTTTTGCCAGTCTTCCATTATACCACGATACTGAGAAGTTTGTTTATTCCATTCCAAAAAATTACCTGCAGATAATCGAATACGAAGTAGGTCAATTAAATAATCTTTATCCTCTTGTGCATTATATATCCACCATTGTATTGACCACCAATTATTTGCAGACGGGTCCACAGTTACAATCGAGTAACACTCATCTTTTGAAACATTTGGTATTTCTAATAATTTTCTTTCATAGTCAAAACAACCTGGCAATAAAAATCCATCGTTGTCCATACCACCTGTTAGCCATACTTCTTTTACAAGGCTTGACACAGTTTCATCATCTAACTGCTGGTAAGTCAATGCAAACTTACGCGGATCCGAGGCTTGAACTTTTTGTATGTGTCGAAAGGTAAATCGTTGTGGGTCTAATACACATTTGATATGGTCCTCGTTTTTTAATGAGTTTGGCGATTTACATTTGTCCTCATCGTGTGCTGGAAATCTGGCGTATCGATATATCGCTTGGCTTTTTCTTTCTGACAATTCATAATCCTCACCATACTTGTCGGCCATCAATTTTAGCGCCTCATCTTTGGCGGCTTGTATTTGTTCTGGCGTCATGTTGGCTGATACATTTTTCATTATCATTTCGTCCAAGTCATCATCAGTTGAATACACCAATTCTTTACAATGTCGGTATAAATCATATTTACCAAATCTTGTACCAATTAATGCAACAATACCACCTGGCTCACATCTGGATTCTGCCTCTGCGTGCCACCACTCAGTTAGACCTTCTCTTTGTTCAGCAGTTCTTGAGTTTGACCTATCGCACAAGTCGTCCCATAAGTTTACTTCAAAACGGCCACCAAGAAAACCCATATCTTGTGAAAGTGCAGAACATGTTGGTTCTTTTTCACCTGTTACGAACACAGCGGATAGGGCGTTTAATATCTCATGTATCTCATCATTTGGATCCTCAAGTCTTTTTAACACTTCAGGATTCTCGGGGTCAAATCCAGCCATTGCTAATTTATAATGCAAACTTGCCTCATGGCCTTGCACACCATCAACAACAAAGGCGTCTTTTCTCCAGAGTTCTGGCTCAACTGGTTTAAATCGTCCAAACTCCATATTTAACAAAACATTTTTTTCTAATGTGGTTCTTGCTCGGCGAACATACTTTTCACTTTGGCCTGTAGTTCTTGAGCCTAGGCCAATACGAATATTACGGTTTCTACATATCAGCCAAATCACAAAGTCGTGTGTAATGGTTGTTGTCTTACCTCCACCTGGCGGTGTATTGATTATGCCTTTTATCACTTCAGGAATATCGGCTTCTTTTGAGGCTTGACCCTCTCTTATCCAGTCCATAAGAATATCGCACATCTCAAC